AATGATTTGTTTGTCGAAAACGGTGTACTCTTTGCTGAGAACAGTAAGCTGCGGCAGGTGATAGCCCAGGCCCAGGGTGTACTGGCGGGAGGGATTTGATGACCAGAGATCAGTTTAAGCAGATAATGGGCAAAACCCTTGACGAGATCAGGGGTGTTTTTGATTACAAGAATACTTCTTACGGCAAGGCTGATGATGCTTTCCATAACTTCCGTTCCTCCGCTATTCGTTGTTTCGGGGAGGACACCCCTGAGAATATGTATAAAGTTCTGCTGGTGCTGGTTGATAAGCACCTGGTAGCTGTGGCGAATAAGGGGCTGGAAGATGCTGAGTTTGTTGAGCGCATGAAAGATATCATTGTTTACAGCCTGATAGCGATAGGGATGTACGAAGATAGGAAAGGGTGATGGCCATCCTTGAAAAAATCAAAAACCCATTCAAGCCGAAGCCTCCAGCATGGTTTTTTGTCGCAGAGAAAGCGGTGAAAATACCGACTGGATGCCCCAAACAGTTCGAGTATATGGACCGTACTTATGTGCTTCGCATGATACCGGAACGCGGTCCCGAATGGCCGTCTGCTGGACAAGGAGATTCGCTGATGGGATATATACGGGAAGACTTACTAAAGCAGTATGGATATGAGTAACAATAGGGAGGTGGCGGCTATGCCGGAACGAAGTACATGGGGCCGCGCAAGCCCAGCGATTATGCAAAATTAGCAAGACTAAAAAAGTATACCGAGAAGCCGATCCCCTGGTGGAAACGGTTACTAAAATTAATTTTTGGAGGTGGATAAAATGGGAAACTGGGCAATAACAATTATCGGGACCGGAGCGCATAACAATAAGGATTATGATGGCGATGCTGATAAGATTCTCAAAAAGACCGTAGATGAACTGAAGGCTGCCGGGCAGAACGTGGAACACGCTTCCATCACCCATGGAGGCAGAGATGTTTTGGTGGACAACGTAGGCTACTATCCACCTCAAAAATAGACTTATTGCCGGAATACGACCCTGCCCTGGCCATGAGTGCCCTGGCTTTGTAATTTCGATGAATATTATTCCAAAATTCATTCAGGAGGATGATCTCATATGCTAAACGATTTTATAACTATTGATTTTCTGTTTACTTTTGGTGGCCTGGTGCTCATCCTGGGCATCATTGTCCAGTTCACGAAGAGCCTGATCAAGCAAGTATATGATGACTACGCGGTACGGTGGTACGCCTTCGGCTGGGCCATTGTGCTGACCCTGCTGGCCGCATGGCTAAAAGGGCAGTTTGATGTTGTCGGGCGGGAAATTGCGGCCACGCTGCTATTGGTACTGCTCAATTCCATTTTGATAACCATGGCAGCCATAGGCGGGTATGAGGCCTTGGCAGATCCGCGGGCGGAGAAAACTAAACAATGAGCGAACGCCCTTTAACCCTTGGAGAAAAGTGCCTGAAGATCATAGAGCTGGCTGAGAAGGCCATGAAAGAAGAAGACCCGCGCAGAGTAAGACAGTTAATGCAGAGGATACATCTGCACTCAGCGGAGATAAGGTAACATTCAAGCCGCTCCTTCGGGGGCGGCTTTTCTGCTTATTATGGTCACTTCGGCAAGGCCAGCTTACCGTAACATACAGAAAGACTGTTATACCCGAATATAGACGTTTATCTCATTCTCGCTCATGATCTCTACGCGATCAATAATTTCTTGCAGCCTTGCTTTGGCCTTAATGGTGTCTCTTTCTTTAAGGATCTCTTTTGCAATTTTCTTCTTTTCGTTTATCCTCCGGGCGATCTCCTTTTGTGGAAGATGGCCCCTTGCCCGTTTTTCCAGAGCCGCGATCTCTTTCGTCATATCTGACATTTCGGCTTCAATTTTACGCTTCCGGTTCATATACCATTCCAGATCATAGGCGCCTCTTTCATAGGCTTCGGCAGCGCGTATGAGTTGGGCATTTAATACCACAAACTCTTTTTTGTTTAATTCAACCTGTTCCTTTATCAAGGTAATTTCAGCCGGTACCAGGTCTTGCTTAACCGTCAGTCCTGCCCTTGAGAATTCCTCAACCTTTGCCAGTACATCCTTTTCAACCTTATCAGCCCGGACATAGCCGCTGGAACAAACCTGGGTGCCTTTTGATGCGTAATTATTACAAGTGTAATAGCGGTAGATATACTTCCCTTTCCGGGCTGTCCTGCCTACCATTGTAGCCTCACCGCAGCAGCCGCAGCGGGCAAGGCCGGAAAGGAGAAATATTGAATTTTGCGCCCGGCCTCCAAGCTCTTTCTTTCTCCTTCGCCGGGCCTGGGCTTTCTCCCATGTGGCTCTTTCAATTATGGCCGGGTGGTTGCCCTCAACCCGGATCTCCCCCCAAACGAAAACACCGGTATAGACTTCGTTTTCAATTATCTCCCGCACGGATACATGGCTCCAGACATTTCCCCGGAGTGATTTTACCCCCATACTGTTAAGCTGATCGGCGACACCCCGGAGGCCAAGGTTCTGATCCAGATACCACGAAAAGATAAGCTGAATTATCTTTGATTCTTCTTCGTCCGCTGTAAAGCCGGATGGCCCTATCTGATAACCCAGCGGCCGGCGGCCCATATGCTTGCCCTGTTTGGCCCGTTCAACCATACCGCCCATGACCTTAGAAGCCAACTGCTTCCTGAAGTATTCGCTGAAAGCAGAAAGGATGTGCATTTGAAGCTGTCCCTGGGGGGTGGTCGTGTCAAATCCATCATGGATTGAAACGAAGGACACGCCCAACTTGTCCAGATCCGCCACAAACAAAAGGGTGTCCAGCATGGACCTTGCAAGCCTGTCCAGTTCATGGACAACAACGACATTAACACCGTAGTCTCGGATGTGATGGAGAACTTCAGCCCGTTCTTTGGAGCTGGAGGATAATACTTTAGCTCCGGACTGAACAAATTCGCAGAAATGTACGAGGTCGATACCCCTTTTGCGGCACTCTTCTTGGATGTGGACGCGCTGGTGGGGGATGGAGTAGCGTTCTTCATGGGCCTGCTCAGTGGTGGACACCCGCACAATGGCAAGGCCGCGGTTATTTTTCATATATATCACCTAAAGTAATTTTAATGTAAAACCTGAATAATTAGAACCCCCTGTTTTTAGGCAGGGGGTATTTTTGTTTCTCTCATGGCGCTCTAGGCGCTCTCTATGTGATGCCGCATGTAATACTTTACTTGATGACGAGGCTTTTAAAGTAATCTTCGCTGACTAATATAATTCCCTCTACCTCTGCGTACTCTACCCCCAACCCAGATACTACAATTATATTTTCCATGACACCTCCCCTAAAAGTCCGGCATAGTAACTATTATACACCAAACACATGTTCTATTGTAGCTGAACACATCGACATTAATCGACAAAGATCAACACCGAAGAATACAAAAATCACCCGCAGAGGGGTGATATGGAAGATTGTGTGTAGTTGTTTATGCTTGTATCTGGTTGCATTTTAGGAATCGCTTTCGTCATCGTAAGGCTTTCCTTAATTATATTATACGTCTTTAGAGTGATAATTCTAGGGTAATTAATCATAAAAGAAATAGGACTAATGTCCTATTTCTTCCGCCAGGGTGGTTTAAAGTCTGGATTGGCCAGCTTTTCCTTGAATTTATTCTTCATGCCATCAAGTTCTTCAGGCGAGTATTTCCCCTTCATGTCATCCGCAAAGACAACTATTCCCGTTTCTCCTTCGGCTATCCTTTTCTTTACGTCCCTTATAGTGGCTGACAGCGAATCCAGCCAGGCTGCGATAGCTTCATTAGACAACCCCTTATCCTTCATACCCTGGATGGACTTTATCAGGACGTGGTTTTGAGGGTCCAGGATGAAGGATTTTAAATCATCCGGGAGGCTTTCAATCACCTCTCCGTTTATTGCGAAAAACTCAGACAGGGACACGCCAAGGGCTTCGCATATCTTTTGAAGGATTGCTATCGTTGGCGACTTCAGATCCCTTTCTATTTCATTCAGATAAGACAAAGACATGCCTGAACGCCGGGCCAGTTCAGTCCGATTAATCCTTCTTTTGCCCCTTAACTCCTGTATGCGATCTCCTAATAACATTTAATTACACCTCTATAGCAGATAGTACCCCATTCCAAGAAAACAAACAATTAAAAATTATTTAAATTATATCCGTTTTAGCGTATTGACAAGGTATGCTATAGCATATAAAATGATATTGAAAACGAGGTGAGTTAAACATCATGACAAAACTGGAATCCATTTTAAAACAAAAGGGCTTCTCAAAGACCAAGTTAAGCCGGGACTCAGGAGTAGCATTGTCCTATATCCATGAAATTATTAATGGAAAGAAAAGTCCGACAATGCGGACGCTTGAAAAACTGGCTAAGGGACTTGGGGTTAAAGTGGCTGATCTCATTGGGGAACCCAAGAATAAAGCGGTAGGTGAATAATCATGGCCAGACCATACAGGTGTACTGAGTGCAACAAAGTGGTTGCCAAAGAAGCAGACGGCAAGATTGAAGTCCCTTGCAGCCGGTGCGGAGCAAGATTCTCATATGACCCCAAGACCGGCAAGTGGACCCGAACAGTAAAAGGCAAGCTCAAAAGGTAGGTGATTGTGTTGGCACAAGCTGCCAGTGTTAGGACAATCTCACCCAGGCATACCGTAAAGCAGGGGGTGAGGCAGGTGAAAAGTAAGGCCGCAAAGAGCAGGGTTAACGCGTTTTTCATTTTCCCGGACGGCAGGGTTAAGGCCGAACACGAGCTGACTACCGAAGAAAGGCAGCATGTCTGCCAAAAGGTCTTAGACGCTATCACTCCACTATTATATGAAGCTGTGATGGAAGATATTCAGCGGGAGCAAGAGGCCGGGGCGTAAGCCCTGTCTGTAACGCATAAGGACAAGCCATAAGCATAAAGGAGGTGCTTACCTTGACAGCATTTGCAGGAATCTTCAGCCTTTCGTGGCTGGTGGTGGTAGCGGTAATAGCAAACTATTTCGGGAGGTGATCATATGTACGTCAACGGTGAATCCTACGGCCTCACCCCGGAAGAACTCCGCACCCTTTTAGGCAGTCCGGACGTTGAGCCGAGCAAGCCGAAACCGAAGCGGAGGAAGCTGAGAGTGCGGAAAGCGGCAAGGTTCGCTTTTGCGGTGTGCGGGACAGCGGTAGTGCTGAAGGCATTTTACATGATGGGGGCGGTGTTGGGTGGAGGATAAGAAGATATGCCCGCTTTTGTCACTGGGAGCAATGGCTGGAAATTACGGCAACGATGAATTTTATTGCAAGGAGAAAGATTGTGCTTGGTGGACTTCGGATAAAGGATGTGCGGTTTTAGATATCGCTGAGAATTTGATTACATTTCGCACAAACGGGATGCCAGTTAATAACAGCTTTTAGGGGAGGGATGCGCCCCCAGCAGTGGCCTCTACCGGGGGCTAGGGGATTATGTCAGGGGTGGGAGTTTTCATGCTTTTATTCTACAGCGAAGGGAGGTGGAAATAAATGACTTTAGGTACACGTCAAAAGGAACCCAATATGTACACAAAACCGCGTTGCGTGGTCGATATGACC